TCAATCTCAGATAGTTCGTTGTAAATTGCTTTTTGTAAATCAGCTACGTCATTAAGATCAGAAATACCTAATCCTCTCATTGGTGATCTTTGATTGTATAAAATAACTGCTGGTATTTTCATTAATGGATTTGGAACTGAACTAATTAATCTTGGTTCATCTCTATTAACTGAAGAAATAAACACAGTGTCAATTTTATCTACAAACCAAAGTTTATAATATTCACCTTCAGCAGTTTGTTCTTCTCTAATTTTTAAATAGTCTAGGTAGTAATAACCAGCATCATTTCTTGTGTAGTGCCAGTCTAAAACATTCTCAGGTGTATAGATGTTTAGGTATGGTCTAATTCCTTGATCTAGTTCTTCTGCTCTAGTCATTACGTTTGTAGATGGCTTATCCATAAGTAACCAAACATGACCATATACTGAAGCAAATCTTTGTGCTTCTCTCATTAATGCTTCAAATGATCTGCCTTCTAAATCTGCATCTTCTAAAAATTGATCTACTGACATATCATCAGCTAATGAACCAAAGTTTCTAGTTGGTTCAACTCTAAATAGGAATGATGAATAAATGTCTATGATGTTTCTGCAGTGATTGTCTAGTGGAGTAAATGCAATTCGTTTGTAATATTCGTTTTCAAATTCTAATTGGTAAGCTTGTAGAAATTTTCCGTCAGCATATTCTTTGCCACCTAAATATGATCTTATGAAATATTCCCATCTTGGAATCATTCCTTTGTAATGCTGATGTTGTGCTTCTATGTCTGCTCGTGAGTATGCCATTATGAAAATCTTTTAGGTTGCGATTTAGGTAAATTAGATGTGATTGGGAATAAATATTCTATTGCGTATCCTAATGCGTCAGTCATGTGGTCAAATCCATTTCCCTTTTCAGGTTGTGTTGTGTTTTCCTTATAAACTTGTTTCATTAACGAATTTATAAGTGTTTTGCAAGAAGGATTAATAAAAATACTTCTCTTACCTTCAAATGACTTCAGTTTGCTATTAACAGAATTAATTCTATCTCTCACTAAAGCATGAGTAGATTTACACTTAACATTTAATCCAGCATTTTGCAATATAGTTAAATCTGTTCTTCCACCAGCACTTGTTTTACGTTGTCTTGATGCTGGGTCAGGATAAACAATCATTTTCTGTTTAGGATATCTACTAAATAACTCATCTATAAATTCATCAGTATTAGAACTATAAATAACTATCTCATCAAAGATTTCTGCTACACCATTTTTAACATGGAATAAACAAGCACTCATTGGGTCTATGTTAAAGTCCAAGCCAATATGAATCATAGCATCTTTGTCGTACTTGCATTCTTTGACATTTTTATCTCTGCTAAAATTATAATAAACAACTCCTGAATAAGTTTCAAATGAAGCTAAATATTCTTGTCTAAAAGTACGTTCATCTAAGTCATTCATAGCTTGTCTAATTTCTTCTTGATCTACTTGACCACCATCTAATGTTGTAAACTTAAATGACTTCCACTCTGGGTCAGAACCTAAACCTTTTTGATATATGTCATAAGACCAGTTACCATAACCTCTGGGTGTTCCTATAAATAATACATTACCAGTAACATGCTTATCTGAGATTGTTGGTCGCAGAACTTCAGTCCATGCTTCAACTGGTATATCTGCATACTCATCTAATAGTAAAAAATCTAATCCAACTCCTCGTAAATTGTCTGGTGATTTATCTGCACCTTTTAAACTTATCTGTGAACCATTCCTAAGTATTAATGATAGTTCTGTTTCATTGGCATATTTAATCCATCTCTTTTCTGTTGTAAGTTTCTTTAATTGCTTCCACATAATCTCCTTACTCATTCTATAAGTTGGTGCTACATAAAATATCTTTGAGTTGGGTTTGCGACTTGCAAATCTTAGCAGTTCATACATGGCTAGGTGTGTTTTTCCGAATCTTCTGCCAGTAATTAAAACTCTGAATCTATTTGGACAAGTATAGACATCTAGTTGTGGCTTACTAAATGGCATTATCTATTCTTTGTTTTGCTAGATTAAAATTTATAGGATTAAGTTCTATGCCAATAAAATTCCTATTAAACTTTTTACAAGCAACTCCAGTTGTGCCACTACCCATAAAATTATCTAAAACATTATCTCCTTCTTTTGATGCAACTGTTAATATTCTTTCAACCAAAGCTATTGGCATTTGAGTTGGGTGTACTCGTTCTTTAGATGGTATGTTATGTGGTATATACCAAATAGAACTTAATGGGTCTTTAATGTCGCATTTATCGTTTAAGTATATATCGTTTCCTTTTGATAAGTGATAAATGATTTCATAGTCTAAATGAAACCTTGCTTTAGTGCTGTCAAAAGAACCAGCATATTTCCAAATTATAAATGATTTGAATATTAAGTTTTGAAATCCATCTGTAAATTCTAACCAATGAGGAGTTCTAAGTGTCTTGTTTAGTGTCTTGCTTTTAATGTTAAAAAATATTTGTCCATTTTCTTTAAGAACTCGTTTGTATTGTTTAAATACATTGTCAATAAATTCAGAATATAACTTTAAAAATAACACATCTTTGTTTTGTGCAGAGTAACCAGCACCTGAAATATCTTCGTATGGTGGTGATGTAATAATTAAATCAATGCTATTATCAGCGATAAATGGCAATACTTTTAAACAATCAGCATTATATAGCATTTAATTAACTGATTTATTTACGTTCTCTAAATCTTCTTCTAGCTTTTTAATGATTAAGTTTAATCGCTGTATTTCTTCTTGGTTAAAATCATTCTGTTTTAAAGCATCAAATAATCTTACTTCAAGATCATGGCTTCCTCGCATTTTTCTATCAATCATCTTTGGTTTTTTTCTTCCACACATATTATTCACTTCTTTTTGTTTTGGTATGCTTTTAAATATCTTCTGCCTAAAGCAACTGCTTCAGATTTGCTATTTCCTTTATAACCCCAAGCTTCTAAAGATAATTTTAATCTAGTTTTTCTTCCTTTAGAATCATACAATCTACCCTGACTACTTCCCATTCTAATTAGGAAGCTGCCTTTGCGTCTATATTCAGTTATAGTATTTGGTCTTGTTTTAACTGGTGGTCTTAAATGACTTCCAGTTGCTCTGTTATATCTTGCTCTACCAGATGATGATAGTCCACCTCTTGGGTTCTTGTCAGATTTGATTAAACTAAACTTTGTCATATTTCTTTGTGTTTAAAGTTATAGCTTTTGGTTTTCTAATAGTTAAGTTATGTTTTTTCATAAGCAATAATACAGTGCAGTTATTACAAGCTTTAATATGTTGCTCTAGCTTGTTGTTCATTTCTTTATTGCAGAATATACATTTACTTGCCATCTTCTACCTTTAGTTCAATAACTTCTTTTGGTTCTTCGTGTTCTATAATGTCATAGATTGGCAAAGGAACATTGTCGTCAGTGTTTTGTATCTTGTCAGTTTGTCCAAGATAAACTTTGCCTAACCACATAGCCATAATACTGGAATTTAGTTTAGTAGCAATATCAAATTGAGTTTTTCTAATAGTCTTTTTTGCTTGTGCAACCCCAAGTTCGTATGCTTCTTGTGCTAATTGATTTCTTTGTATGGTAGATTCTGAACAACCAATAATTCTGCCAATTTCTGATTTACTACACATATAACTGGCTAGTTCTTTTATTTGATCTAATATTTTTGGTGAAAAGTCAAAAATCGGTCTCCCCCTATTATCTTTTTTATCTATTACTGGTGTATTCTTATCCATATTAACCGACTATGTTCGTTAAATGTTCTATTATTATCTTTTTAACGATTTGTAAAGGAAGTCTAGTAGGTTCTGGTTTTGATAAAGAATATGGCACAGTCCATTAGCCATAGAATTACAAGTTATTTCTTCAGCTTTTGCAGGTAAATCTAGTTTGTATTCGTCATGTATTAAATGAAATACTTCATGAAGTAGTGTGTTGCTCATTTCAACATTGTCTAATGATTTGTCTATTGTCATTAAGTTTTTGTCTGATTCAAATTCTCCGAAAATCTTTTTCTTAGATGCTGCTTCGTGTTCAATGTAATCTAATTTAACCAGTCTGCTTCCAAAGACTATTTCATTAGGTAAACTCATTTGCAAATTCTAACTAATAAATAAATTACAGCTATTATTGATATTAAAAGTCCTAAACAAATTAGTGCGTATGTCATTTTGATTTAAGTTTCTTTGATATATAAAGGTTTTTAACAAAACTGTTTTTCTTTCCGAATTTTTGACCTGCTGATCGTCTTGCAGATTTATAAGCTTTTGATTTAGTATTGAATGGTTTTGGTTTGCCGATATTAGGTGGTCTTTTAGTTTCCCAGATAGGTTTTTTCATTTCTTTTTTTTCTTGGGTTTTTTAGTTCCGTAAACTCTGTAAGTTCCTTTAACTCTCATTTTGTTCTTTATAAGAACTGCTAATGTTGATGATGTTGTTTCGTTTGCCATTATATTTTATGTTTAATTTTATTAATCATGCGAATTATCTCAGTTCGGTAAGTTTGGCTAGTAGAATAATTCTCTAATGTTTCAGCTAATTTAACTGGGTCTTTAGTTCTAAACCTTAGGTTTCTAAAATCAGTATAATGATGGTTATTATTTAGTACGTTTATGTAGTCTTTTACAGATTGGCATTTACTTGAATATGTTTTTATTCTCCAGTTTGAACTTTCATGTTGTTTATAAGGTAGTATTCCGTTTTTACTCCAAACTCTAATTCCAAATAAGTTATTGCCTTCTCTCGCAAATCTAGAAGTTCCAAAATCGGATTCTACTATGCTTTGTGCAATAACCAGAGCAGTTGGTACTCTGTCAGTTTCTTTTAAGTCTAAGTTTATGAAGGCAATACATTTTTTCATACTATCTATAAACTTGTCATTTGAACTTGTGTCTATCTTTGGTTCAAATATTCCAATCTTCCTGATCTCATCTATTGTGTTTTGACGTATCTTGCTTTTTGTTTCTTCGTTTGGAAAATATGTTCCTGCAAGAAATACGCATAATAGAAATAATCCTATTATTGTATAGTCGTAGAGTTTCTGCGACATAAATTCAAAATTCATTATTTTTGAGGTTGCGATAACCTTCCAGCTTTGCAGCTTATCTGATTAGATTATTCTTCGTCAGAATCTTCTTCTTCATCTTGATCTTCAAAATCTTCTTCTGAAGTATCTTCGTATGAATCATCATTTTCATACTCATCAAGATATGATTCTAATAAGTCCCTTGCTTTTGCATTTAGATCATCTGATTTGTCTAAAAGCTTAAGCACTTTTTCTATTGTTTTATCCATAACTATTTCTCCTTTAGTTAATTGCGAATCTCTAAAGTTATTTTATTGAATTGTAAATATATAAATTTTAAAGGGGTGATTAAAAAACCACCCCAAGCCCAATACAGTATTGAGGAATCGTTAAAAAACGACTCAAGATGTTAAAAAACATCAAAGCATATTTAAAAAAATACGCACCAATATTGGTATAGTTGTTATAAAGATTTATTCTTTAATATCAAGAATTTAGTTTGCGAAGAACCCATTTTTCATAGTCATCTGCGTCTAATTTTTCACGCATAATTTCAAACTCGTTTTTAACTTTTGGTTTTTCAATAAGTTTAGAATGTAAGCTTTGCAATGTAGGTATGGTAATTTTCTTTGGTTTATCAGTCATAC